GGTTGGGCCGGATCTGAGGACGAGTGCATTTGAAGTGCTATCGGGACCAGTTAGATCTGCATGTACGAGAATATTCGAACTCGATGCTACCACCCGTGTCTCAAGGTTTGTAGTGACGGTATTACCCGAAATGGTTAGGGTATTGGCAGCTGTCAGATTTGCAAAGACTTTTGTGCCTATAGACAATGCATCTGTCGGTGAGGTATTAGATACACCAGAGGCAGAAGTTCCTGTTGTGCGAAATGAATCCATCTGAACGTTGGCATTCATAACAATTGGTGGCTCAGCGGTGGAATCGATTTGTAAAAGATCGTTCGTACTAGTTATACCACCGTTACCCAAACTTAGCTTTTCTATGAAGACGTTACCGGTGGCATGCATCACGTTTGATCCCGTCTCTTCGAAAAAGACATTAGAACCAATACAAAGCGTGTGCGTAGGTGCAATGTTTGCGACACCCACATTACTATCAGTGTAAAACTTACCATATACATGAACATTCACTGTATTCGAATCTAAACTGATTAGTTGTTCTCCGGGACCACCGAATGTATAAGCACTATCCATTGTTTTTGAAAACATGAATTCATTGTTTGACGTATTGTATCCAAACACTAAATTCGCTTCGACACCAGGATGATCTGTCATAAGCAGAGCATTATCATACGCACCCCCGGGATAACCATCAGCCATTTGAATGCACGCATTGGCCACGATCAAGTTATCAGCCGTCAAATATGTCAGATCATCTGTAATACTTACATTACCGGCGACCACAATGTTACCCGTTACTTTAAGATCGCCGTTATTGATCACAACGTTACCATTTTCAAACAACGCCGCATCTGCACCTGTTTCTGTAAGTGGTCCTGCTATAATCTTCGTTGAATATGTGTTTCCGGTGATTTGAAGGATATTGGAAGCAACACTATCAACAACAAACTTACTGTTTACGGTTCTGAAGATATTTGTAGCGAGGAGATTTGTGGAAACTACGTTACCGAGGACTGTGACAAGATTCGGTGATGCACGATTGATGAGAAAACGATCCGTGCCAACTTGAAAATCATTCACAGGATTTGTGGTGCCGATACCAATCTGGGTGGCTGTGAGACGATTAACATTTGTAAATCCGGTTAGTTCAAAGTCACCCGAAGCACTCAGTTGATTTGTAAGGACAAGATTTGATACTGTAATTTTGTCTGCTGTAATTTCACCGGCATCTATACTCGCGACACCTGCGATAACATCTTGCTCCCTGGGTACAGCATCTAAACTACTTACGAAAATTTGCCCTGCAGCGACAAGTAGTCCCTCCGCTTGTGTAGCCATTATATTAGTTACCGAATAAAATTCCAGCTAACCCGTCTTTGATCCTGAGCACGTTATAATTAACTGCATACACATACATGTAGGACCGACCATCCGCTTCAACACCCCTCAATACAAGTTTCGCATTGTCCAGACGACTAAAATTACAGGAACCCGATGGGTTGTAGTCTGATGCATTCATACAGAAGTGATAGGCAAAGTACCGGGTGAAGTTTGGTGAATGACTAGAAGTATTATAAGACGATTTACCATATGATGATTTGTAGTAGTTTTGTGCTGTGTGAAAATATACTGGACTCATATTTTCGAGTAGTGGCGTGCCATTGATGTACAGGTCTGCGTTTATAAAGCTAAAACGGTCTGCCGCTGGATTAACTTGAGAAGCACCAAATCCAAAGAAAAGTGATTTAACTGGATGATTAAATGAGGAAAGATCAAGGGTGTTATATCCACCGGTTTCGGTTAGATTATCTGTAACGCTATTTAACGGAAATTCCACTCTCTGTGTTTGTGTGATGACAAAATCTAAAGATCGCTTTACAAGTGATTCTCTCTCTTCTGTATCAAGGTAAATATAGTTCCCGTACATATTGGCTTTCTTTTCGGCTGCAAGGACATTTCCGAGATTGGCTTCATCAAAGTTAATTCGTATTTCTACTTGGTGATTTTGGAGTGCTACCAGTGGTAAAAATGCTTTATGGTCACAAAAAAAGAAGTGTAGAGGAACAAAATATTTATTAGACAACGAAGCCTTGTTATTAAGTTCTTGAGACTTGTTGTAGGTATCAGCGAGATAGTTCGGCCAAATTTCACTGTAGTAATCAAAGTGTTGGGAGTCTATTTTTTGCCCACCTATAAAAAGGTCGAGTGTAGATTTGTAAAAGAGATTCGATGCGACATTGACATTACTGTTACTATCTGCTTCGAACCATAGTCCATTGATGGCATCACCCAAAACTGGAATGATTATCGAAGTATCACTGTCCGTGATGGTTTTAATGTACTTGGGAGCTTGTGAAAAATTTGTGTGTCGTGTAAATTTTGTACGAAAAAACGACATTCCCTCATCACTCGTGAGATACATGTCTTGAACTCCTTTAGAGACGAGTTGTATCAATGCACCGGACATTTAATTATTATTTAGATTATAAAAACAAACACTTTCCCTGAGGGAAGTCACTCTTCTTCTCTTCAGTGACTTTCCCATGAATCTTGAAACCACCTTGGCGATACACCTTCATTCTTTTATAGTACATCGCTGTGAAGATAGACCACGGGTCATGAACGTCGTATATGTGTGGGTTATTCTTCTTCCCCTTCGTTTCTCTCATGATACGTCCAATACTTTGGGTTATGTCAGATTTTGGGGAAGCCAAAATGACTGTGTCTAGGGTTGGAATGTCCAAGCCCTCGTGCGCTTGACTGAACGTCGCGAAGATGATCTTCTTTTTCGAAGATTCTTGGAGGTCCTTCTCTTTCATTCCACCCATGTAGAGTCCAGAACTTTTGGGAAAACACTGGTGAAGAAATTCACAGTGAAATCTCCGATCACTTAAAACGAGGAGCTGCCTCGTACCAGCTGAGGCTTTCTTCACGAGTTCCACCAACATCTTATTTCTATTCCTATCTTCCACCAATTCTGTGATCATGTTGGGCATAGAGATTTTACCATTCCTCATAGACGGTGGTGGATTGCGGTAATTGAAGCATTCGTAGGTCACCGGGAACACCTCAACCTGTTCCTGATTCTTCCTCTCCACGGCGAAAAACGTGGGTCCCATAAACCAGTGGAGCACCTTGGTGAGACCATCTTTTCGTTCTGGTGTGGCCGAGAGGCCAAAGATGTGTTTGGGACACATTTTAAAGAGGGACTGACTGAAAACTTTGGCGCATATATGGTGTGCTTCATCTACAATTAGGGTCCCCACACTTTCAAAGTCCGAAAAACTGTACTCCTTTAGGGAAAGGGACTGGAGCATAGCAATGACAAAATCACAACCAACCTCCTTTTTATCCTGTTGGACTATTCCTATAGTCGCACCTGGACAGAATTGTTGGATTCTTTCCTTCCATTGATCGGCTAGGAACTGTTTATGTACGACAATCATGGTCCTGTAGCCCAATTTACAAGCTATAGCCAAGGATACGGTGGTCTTACCAAAACCACACGGGAGTGAGAGAACGCCATGACCCGCTTTAAGAGCTGCATCAAGTGCTTCATTTTGGTGTGTTGCATCTCGGAGGGTTCCAGCGAATTTCGTTTTGATTCTGGTTGGTTCGGGCCTTTTATCTTCCCTAGGTTCCCCAAGTTTAGAGGTTCCATAGAATCTTGGAACGCAGACTCCTGTCTTAGTTGATTTAAAAACTTTGAAAGGCGGTGGAGGAAACCCATAGTCCCCATTTACTATAGGTCTTACCGTAAGCTCCTTTTTTATTTCCTGTAAAGGACCCTCACTTACAAGGTATCCAGTTCTAGTGAGAACTGTCATGATCTACTTATTTAAAGGTGTGAAACTTTAAATGAGTAAATGCCTGTTGTCGATATCGAAAAAAACATTATCGAAATTCAAAATAAGATTGAACAGCTTACTCAAGAAATTTATCGCTTTCAGGGTATGCTGCATACATTTGAACAATTTAAGAAATCCGGTCTGAAGGTTGTCGTTCTTCCTACTCAACCAGAAGAAGCGCTCGAGAGTATCCAAGAAAATCCTGAGTAATTTCCCACGTTCCAATATCCTTTGAACTCCACTTCAACCTCGATTTCATCCTCCTTTATAAGAGATTGTAGAGGTCTCCCCTTGACTTCACACATCACTCTCCTATATCTGAATGGAACTTTGACGGTGAGAATATTCCCATCGATGGGGTTATCTATATTTTGATTGGTGAGACCATACCATTTCTGTGCATGCATGCGCTCTATAATTTCAGAAACTTTAGCTGGAATCACGAGACGTATATATTTTTTATTATTAAATTCATACATTGGTTCATATACTTTCGCTACGAACTTCATATATTTCTGTTACGATAAAGTAGAATTAAAACTATAAGTACCACAATAACTAAGGATATCGTGTGCGTTAAGAGAATGGGTTGAAGTGGCTCCCTCGTACCAAATTCTTGGTGACTCAGGGATCTTGATACCTCGACCGCCGCTTCGATGCTCGAGTAGGGTGTCTTCCTCGGGGACATCATACCACACATCGCAACTTTAGGGCATTTCCCAAAAAAGGGGAGCTGTCCATGAAGACTGAGAACCCCGGAGGATTGGGAAAATTGCCATCGCTCACCGTCCCAATCTGCACCCCAACCTATCCGAATCCCTTTAGGGGTAGGTACATCTAATTCTTCCAAAACGAGGGTTTTTAACTCCTCCGGTGGAGTGTTGATGACATTTTCATTAAGATCTGTGATTATACAGGATATAGTTATACCATCCGACAAGACAACTGGTTGAAGTCTGAGTTTTGTGGATGTTATAATTTTCACTTCATCCTCAATTTTGACGGGTTCATCAAAGTCTAAAAGAATATTGATACACCCGTAGGTACTTTCTCGGACTTTCTTTTCTCCATCAGGTCCCCAGTTGTCACCCAACAACTTTATGGCTGGACTGTTATCGAGGCAGAGAAAGAGCATGCCATCCTCGACCACGGTCGCGTCCGAAAATGTTGCCTTATATCCATCCTCAAAGTACTCCAATCCTGTTAGTTCGTTACCAAATACAAAATTCGCGCCGGCGTTAAGGACTGACTGTTCCATCGCGTCACACATAACCTTACCCGAGACACGTTGTGTGTACTGTTTAGATAGGGCGACATAGTCGAAACTTTTTACAAACTCGTATGCTGACATGACATCCCATGTGACACCATCCATCAACAGTGGGAGGTGTTCTAGTAAAGTTTTCCCCTTTTCTGAAAGATCACCAAGAGCATCTTTTAGAGAGACTCCTTTGTAATGCTCGGGTTTGGTCAAAACCTTAAAAGATAGTGAAGCTAATGCACCATAATCTTTGAGACTAAATGTCTCGAAAGCAAATTTATATACACCTTTACTAACTGGTTCAAATATATCATCCCACTTGATTCCCATTTCTCTGAACAAGCTCTGTGTATTAACAAAAGCGCGATCGAAAACTATACGATGTGCGTGAAGATCCCTGACGTCTTCATCGGGTTCCCACCAAGAACCACCACCTGAAGTTTTTCTATCATAAATCGTGACATCATGATCACCTGATCGAAGTATTTCCCAAGCTAGGGACATACCCGTAGGTCCGGCACCGACAATATGAATCTTCATTCTACTTTTAGGAAATATATATTTTATCATGAACCGTCGTATAAAATCCGATAAGTGCTATAGTCGCCCAAAGTTGAGGGGTCATGTATGAACTTCCTCGATACAGAATAAAAAGTAACAGAAGTAGATGCATTGGAACAGTTTCTGAACCATATTTTACGTAGAACCCAGATGTAGCCGCCCCGATTAGCATGAGAGCACTTACGAAAGATGACATCGATGGACTGTATAGAAACCATGCCATAAATAAGAGTGCTACATACGATACGAATATGGATCGTCTCCCAAGTTCTTTAAGACTATCTACAACTTCAAGTTTTTCACCTCGAATAAATTTCGTCTCCCAATGAGGACCTAGGATGAGATAAGAACAATATACAAGTAGAAAGAACCACCACATATACTATATGAAACCAGATTTTTTTCGTTCTTCTGGTGTCTTTAAGGCGTATAGAGTAACAATGAAAATCAATGTTGATAGGAGTGCGTATTCTACATCACTTGTGACAGCGAGGGCAATTATGAAGAGTGAAATTAACCGAAATGATTCAAACTGAAAAAGTCTCGCCAATCTCTCTGGAACTTCGACGGCATTATGTGAAAATAAGCCCTGGTACATCACCACAAGTGTGAAAATGATAGGTACTTTGAGAACTTTTTCAATCGGACCACTCAGAGGTTTTAGGAAATCCATTTAAAATATGTTAAGAAATAAAAACTTTACAAAAGATAAGATGCTATGTGTAGCGAATCATCTTCATACACAACGGGTGTATGACAGGAAAATTAAAACATGGAAATTTGCTGGGAAATTTTTATGGAAAAATGCTACTGTAAAAAATAAATCAGAACTTGGACAGTGGACGAAGAATGAACTTCTCGAACTTGGACCAACATTTGTAAAACTAGGTCAAATCGCTTCGACGAGGGTAGATCTCTATCCACCTGAATTTACAAAGGAATTGGAATCTCTCCAAGATAACGTCCCCCCCGTGGAAATAGATACTGTTGTAAATTACGATGTATTTAAGGAGTTTGACCCGGTACCATTCAAATCTGCGAGTATTGGTCAAGTTCACATGGCGATTCTCCAAAATGGTCAGAAAGTTGTAGTAAAAGTGAAAAGACCCGGGATATTGGACATGATGAAAGAGGATACAGATACAATCAGAGGTATCGTACATTTTTTAGAACGTATTGGTATTGATACCGGTAACAGTTCTGGATACGTCCTAGATGAGTCGATAGAGTATCTCCTAGCTGAAGCTGACTATCAACGAGAAATTCAGAATGCTATTAATTTTAAAAGAAGCATGAAGGAAGTTGTTTGGATCAAAGTTCCCAGAGTCTATAAAAAATACTCAAACGATGACATGATTGTTATGGAATATGTACCATCAACTAAACTCACCGAGATTACGGATAAGAAGGTGAATAAGAAGAAAATATGTGAGGCTCTCATAAATTCTTATGTCATTCAGACGATGGATAATGGTCTCTTCCATGCAGACCCACATCCCGGGAATTTGGGGTTCTCGTCTAGGGGAAAACTTGTATTTTATGATTTTGGCTTACTTATACATTTATCTGAAGAATTACGGAATGGATTTACGAAACTATTTGGATTTATAATTACACGTGACACCGCGGGTATCGTTGATACACTTATTAAATTGAATGTCATCGTTCCAACATCAACCGATACATCAGATATTGAACTCTTCTTCGATAACATACTGGGCTACCTAGAAACCTTAGATGGTTCCGCGATCATGAATGATGACCTGGCAGTACAACTCGCCGAGGAAAAACCCTTCATTGTACCAACAAGTTTTATATATTTGGCAAAGGCCTTTACAACTATAGAGGGTATATGTATTCAACTCGACCCAGACTTTAATTACTTCACCTACCTGGAGCCCCTGATCCAACAACAGTTTATAGATTCATTTGATGTGAGTGACGTCTTCAAGAGAACAACGGAGATTCCAGCAAAAATCGGAAAGATAAGTACATCTGTCATAGGTTTGGAGAAATCTAGGGCAGCTATGAAACGCTCAATGGTCAAAACACAAAGGGAAATACGAGTCGTCCAATACAGCGTGGTTTGCGCTCTATTGGCAGAGAGATTTGGGGATAATCCACCCCTGGCGATGCTTTTTGTAGTAGGTGCCTTATGGTTTACTTTTCATAAAAATCGATAGATTTCTTTCCACTCTTCTTCGGTTTATCCTCTTTCTTGATGAGCTTTTGGTGTTCTTCGTAGTACCCCTTCAATCTCCGCTGCTCATCACGGAAGATATCACTTATCTTTTCCTTAATCTTTTCCACGTCGGCACTCCGTTCCTTTTTGATCTTTTTACTCAATTTTTTGAATCCCTTGTTCTTCTTATCGGTAGCGAATACTGTGAATGTGTTAGTGATGGTAAACATTTACTTTGTGTTGACATTTAATTTCTTAAGTTTCTTCAATCTAGTGAAACGACGAGGTTGACGGACTTCTTCCATCTTCGCCACTGCCGTATCTTTATAGTCAAGTGCTGGCGTTTCTTTCTTCTTGGGGATTTTATTTTTAAGTGGTTGTTTGAACTTTCAAGTTCAAACGCCTTAACTTCTCCTGAAATTCTCTGCGCTCACCAGGTGACTCAATCTCTTTACCATTGGCGATCGCCTCGATTTCTGGTCCAGTGAGCTGCATCGCATTCACCCTGAAATCCATGAAAGCCTCCATGGTGATTGGAACGAGGGGTTTCACCAGGTCGAAGATGGCATTCGCATAGTCTCGAATCTCCTTCTGAGCATGTGAATCCATACGGAGGTGGAGGTAATGAAGAAGATTGTGAAGGTTAATTTTCCAGTAAAACTCTGTATAAGTTGATTGAGGTAAAAGTCCCCTGGCCTGTTCACGACAACATCCATTTTCGAGGAGTTGTTCATATACATCGAATGAGTGACTCAGATGTTCGGATACTTTGTTATCAAGATCACCCCCAATTTCTACGACACCCTCAGAACCTTGGTGATTTACCTTCGACTGACCACGGAGAGTTTCGGGTTCATAGTATTCTTTGGGAACCACAGAGTACCGAGCAGACAATTCATTCACACTGGCGGTGCGGTGCCGAAGGTGCTGTCGTGCGATGTAGATGGGCATCTTGATGTGAAACTTGAAATCGACCATTTCAAAAGGGGTCGTATGCCAGTGCCTAAGGAGATATCGGATGAGCCCACGGTCTCCACGGGTGGTTTTGGTACCGTCGCCGTAGGAAACACGGGCGGATTGGACGATGGACGCATCCAAATCTTGTCGAGGCATGTGATCAACGAGACGAACAAACCCATGATCGAGTACTTTTTCCATTATACATAAGTATCCATTCAAATCTTTAATAGATACACTCGTCATCCATTGGAACCTCTCCACAAAAATCGTATAGTTTGTGCAACTTTTCTTGTGCTTTATCAAATTCATACTGTGTGTTGTTCATGGCATCTATAGCTTCATCTACAAGTTCTAGAAATGTATCAAGTTCATCGAGAGCCACCCGGTGGTTGGTCCTCTGAGGCTTCTTCGTGTGGAAGGTGGTCTTGATGCGCTTATTACTACTCTTAACGAGTTTATCAATGTTAGGCTTGGGGGTGGCAGACATTCGAACGGTGAGAGTCATTGTATATCCTTTTCACTTCAAATCTTTAATCAATTCACTTAGGTCTCTATAGTACCTCTTGAGGTCTTTCATGAATCTTTTGTTATTTTCAAGGACTTCACATTCGACTTTGTTCAGGTAAATCCAGGCCAAATTCGACTTTGAATATTTAGTGGCTTTTTGATTCTCGTTGGGTCGCCTCGGTACCAATTTTGTCGTCTTCTTCTTTTGTGAAGCGGGTATGACCTCCTTCCTATTCACGAAACTTAAAGCCTGCATCACGGTGTCTGCCAAGTCATCCTTCTTCTTAGACTTCAGGAAGATGGGAAGCCAATGTGCGTTCGTGTTCCCATCTCGGATGAACGCTTCACACCTCTCGATGGATACTTTCTTTCTTTTATTATACTGTGCCTTACCTGGACCAGCTACATCTGGAATTTTATGACGAGCGTCGTAAAGGATCGTTTCGGCTTTGGGGCAACGTATGATGAAGTAGGCATGTAAAAAATGCATCACAGATACCATCTTCTTATTGCGCTCAGGTTGCTTCTCTATGAGGATGGTTTGAGCTGTGAGTACCCAGGGCCTCGCATCCAGATGGTCTCTCATGGAAATATACACGCCATCAGCGTGTTGAGGAGGTATCCCATCAACATCCCACTCTTTCACAAGGTTACCAGAATCCTCGTCCAATAGGCACATTGCCAAATTCTTTATACCAACATCTATACTAAGGATCATTAGTATAAAGAATTAAAATAGCTTTAAGTAAGGATGAAGTGTATCGCACATCGGGGGTATTCTCTGAAGTACAGGGACAATAGCATCGAGGGGATTCGTGAAGCGATTCATAGGGAATACGATGGCGTTGAGATTGATGTTCAGATGTGTGAAACTGGGGAATTGGTATTGTATCATGATGTATATCTCAAAAATCATTTTATTGAAGATATGACATTGGAACAATTGAAAAATTCTGGTGTATGTTCATTGCGGGAATTGTATGATAAAGTTCCGGACATACGAAAAACACTCGTACTCATAGACATTAAAGGTAATAATATTTCGGTTGTTGGCGCACTCTTAGACTTTTATGCAACTGAACCAATCGACAATGTAATTTTCTGTAGTTTCAATCGAAAGATTTTGTATAGCTTACCGTCAAAATTTCAAAAGGGTTCGACATTTGAAACGACATTTCATGAGGGTGAGTACGATGAAATAACATGGGGTGATTTAAAAGCTGTCATACTCCACTGGACGTGTTTGGATCACAAATTTATATCCTACTGTAAAAACAAAAATATTCTGGTATATACCTATACACATAAAGAAGACAAAGAGTTGGAGTATATGTATAGGTACAATGTAGATGGAATTATTACAAATGGATTTTAGTCTCGTAACATAAATATCATAAAAAAGACGAGCGATAGCACCGATGCTAATGCACTCGTTAAACCACCGGCTGGACCACCAAGGCCTAGACCTTCCAATAATCCACCAAATAGACCGCCAAATAGACCACCAGCTGCTTCACCCGCTCCACTCGCTGCCGTACCAAGTAGATTCCCTGGAACATCCAATAATGGGATATCGGCTTTAGACTCTTCTTTACATTTCGAACCACAATAACTTTCACACTCCATCCCCTCTCTGCAATAGGGTTGATTTGGAATTGGTTCGATTTGATATTCTTTAATACTGTCTGGTGTGCTATATACAAGATCACTCTTTTCGAGATTACCGTATTGATAATCATCCCAGTTATGGGGAAGACATGCGGCCATACAGTTTTTATAATCCTCCTCCTCATCATCAAATTTTTTATCGAGATACTTAATCAATGTAAAACCAGCAACACCAGCGGCGGCATATTTAGCGGCACGGAAAGCTTGGTCCGTGGCAGTCTTCCCTCCAGCCACTGCCACATCATCACCTGATCGTAGGCTTCTCGCAAGTGCTGGATCAACATCATCTATAGCACTAATTATCTTCGACCTCTGAACTGAGGTCAAACCTCCTTCAGCTGCTGGAGTTCTCATCAATCTCCTGAAGAGAGATGGATTGGCAGTGGCTACTCTCGACAGTACAGTTGGTGAGACCGCATCCGATTTCATAAATGCCGAGAAATCGTCAAATTTTGCAAATCTTTTGGCTGCCACCGCTGACATCACGTCTTTAGTGATTGTCTAGATTTTAATTTCATCAAGGCCTGGTAGATCGGTGAATCTTCACGGATGAACTCATACCCATATTCATCCTTCGAAATGTATTGATCGTCAATTTCATCAGCGATAAATCCAAAGTCACGCCCAATGAGTCCATAGTTGGCCATCGCGATCTCATTCCATTCCCATGTATATAAAGAGAGCCCCGGGATAGGTGACGCAACCAACATTTTACGAGTATTATTTTTCAATCTCCTGTCTGAAAATATACTAGCAACCTTATTACCAAAATCCTTCGCTCCACTTGCTAGGGAGCCACCCACATCTTTAGCCCCTTCAACGAGAGACCCACCCGCGTTTTCGACAAGAGTGACAGTCACACCACCAACCGCACTCGCTGTACCAACTGGATCTGTAAAGACTTTCTCGGGATCGGAAGCAATGTCCACCAATCCTTTTGCCGCAGTGCCCACGTCTCCCGCTACATCTACACCCGTATGTATAACCGTGGAGAGTGCTTCAAATCCATCATCCCAAAATTGATTCTCGTAGTTGCATTTAGCCTCTCCCATCCAACATGAACATCTTATAACATCCGTAATTTGATCGTATGGCACAGTTGTGCTACTTCCGGGGTTACAATCTATTTTATAGTAGCCACCCTCGGGTACGAAAAATGTATGATCTTCACCATGTTTTACCTGATTTTGGAACCCTTGACCATTCGAATACACATCCCCATTCTTATCGCGAGCTGTCATCGTCATGAAGTTACCCCCACCGTGTTTTCCATGAAACTTTTTACATGTATCCGCGGGGTCGCAGTATTTATCTCGACCCCCGAGTTGTTCGGCTATGTTTTGACCAAATCCCTCAAATGTACCAGTTGGATCGACGACAGTTAATGCAACGGCTGTCGGTGTACCATGATCTTCTCTTCGTTTATTCCACGTATCTTCTACATTTTTTTGTGACAGTTTCCAAGCCTCTTCTGGGTCTGTGAATAGTAATTTTGTTCGTCTAACGTTATCTTGACCAAATATATATTCAAAAATTTCCTGTGTTTTATCGAGATCGCATTCATTGTATGGCGTTCCATCTCTCCAAGTTCTACGTTTAAAATCTATTCCGTAACGCTGACAATAGTCTCGTGTATAATTACACACTCCAGTTTTTAAATCGAAACTGACACCGTACTTCGTTGGATCAACTGGTTCTTTGTATTTCATAGATGATCTCGGTTTTTCACAAAAAACCAGCAATGGTCCAAATGGATATGCGAGAACAACCTTTTCAGGTAATTTTTTAGTAACTATATTTGGTTGATTTTGAGTCCCGGGATTCACCATGTTTGGTGTGAGATATGTATCTGTATAGGTAGCCACCATTGCTGGAACCCAATCAGCAGATGGTCTGTTTGGTGGGAAAAATGGATCTAGGTATTGAAACCATTCACCCTTTTGTTCCGCATTCCATTTATTTGCCGCTTCTTGGGATATACTAATTCCGATTGTTTCCTTAGTTGACATAGACTGGACGAGTACTATATCGTTTCGTCGTTCAGATGGTATGGCTGCTTGTAAAAGTTCGAAATATTTCTGATCGAGTGTGCGATGATGTTTCTCTCTCACTTTATCAAAAAAAATCTCGCTAATATTGTCAGCCTTTTCCTCTTCTTCTAAGGTCGATGGTGGCGGTTCTATACCATCGGCCTCTGCTTCCAAACCGGATAACAATGAATCTACCAACCAGTCGATACCACCATCTACCTCAAGTAAAACGTCCATATGTTCTGTGAGCATATGCGTCATGTATTGAACTGACACTTCTTCCGATTCTTCGGGAAACAGTAAGGCAAATGGAAATAATACTGGAAAATCACCACCATCTTCTTTCACAACTTTATTATACGCATAGATGAGTTGATCACGGGAACTCAGATTGATTTTATTATCTATAAAACTATTGTAATTATAGACATCCGCAGTATCTTGTATGATTACAAGCACATCAAACAACAATAAAGCCCAGCCGACGGGTCCGGCACTCAATTTCACGAG